ATTTGACACAAATGATTGTATAGAAATATGCGATAATTTTGCCATTAAATTTGCAGAATGGTTAGTAATTCAATATAATGAAGATATAATATATACCGAATATAACACTAAAGAATTATTAGAAATATTTAAAAAATCTTATAAAAACGAATCGTAGCTATTTCTTATAACGGTTTCGGGCTTGGCGAAGTGGCTTTTAGCGTTGGCTTGTGTGTCGGAAAGCCATTTTGCCAAACCCGTGTTATATGAAGTGCCGACTTATTTAGCACAAAAAATAAATTGAAAAACTAAACAGAAAAACAAAAGAAAAAAGCGATGGAAGATTTAAAAGAATTTATTTTAGTTTACGATAGTGGGTATAAAGAAATGACACGCCACTATAATATAAAAGAAGTTGAAAAATGTTATTTAAATAAACAAGTTAGAAGTAATAGAGGTACACTTGAAATTTGCGTAAAAGTATTAGAAAATGGAAATTAAATTAAAAACAAAAATATTGAATGATAAATACACCGAGTATGTGTATGAAGCTTTTGATATTCAGAACAAAGAAGAAACATCTGTATCTATTCCTATGAATTTAGGGGAAGCTAAAAACTTTGATTGGAATATCGGAGTTATTTTAGGAGGAAGTGGTAGTGGGAAAACTACTATCTTAAAAAAGATGGGCGATGTAAAAAAAGTAAACTTTGATGCAGAGAAACCATTGATAAGTAACTTTGATTGGTTAGAACCAAAAGACGCTACATTAGTTTTAACTTCAATGGGATTAAGTTCTGTTCCTACTTGGTTAAGACCATTTCACACATTAAGTAATGGTGAACAATATCGAGCAACATTAGCTTACTTGGTTGCATCTGCAAAAGATGGTGAAGTAATTTTAGTTGATGAATATACTTCGGTTGTAGATAGAGATGTAGCAAAGGCTATGAGTTTTGCTTTGCAAAAATACATTCGTAGAGAAAATAAAAGGATAATAGTTGCATCTTGCCATTACGATATATTAGAATGGTTGATGCCTAATTGGACTTGTTCACCACAAAAAGGAGGCGTACTCGAAAGAGGCGAATGGCTTCGGCAAGGCAGACCACAAATCACATTACAAGTTAGTAGGGTTGAGGCTGAAACTTGGGACTTCTTCAAAAAACATCATTATTTAACAGAGGAACTGAATAAATCAGCACAATGTATTTTATTTGAATGGAATGACAAACCTATTGGAATATGCTGTGTGCTTAATACACCGAGAAAAGGTATGGGAGAGGCAATGGCTATATCAAGGATTGTAATATTGCCAGACTATCAAGGACTTGGGTTAGGTAGCAAATTATCATCTTTTATTGGTGGTGCTTACAAACTAAGAGGGAATAGGATGTTCATAAAAACAGCTAATCCTGCACTTGGAGAGTATTTTAATAAGAACACAAAAGAATGGAGAGGAACTTCAAATAATGGTAAAGGTAAACCTGCATCTTCTTTTGACACCTTGAAGTATAAAAATAGATTAACAAGGGTATCTTATTCACACGAATATATAGGAGAAAGTATAAATGGTTACGAAGATTTATTATTACCAATAAACGAAATGAGAAGTAAAAATGAAATTACATTATTTTAAAAATGCGGTGGCTTTTTACTTTTTGTTTTTCCTTCACGAAACTTCAATTAGAAACGGTCAGCAAGGCATTTCATATAACGTTTTGCGGCTTTGTGTCTGTTTGCCCTTTGCACAAAGTTTCAATTTTACCACAAATGTTGATGGGGCAAATAGCACAAAACCGCTGTTATAGGCAGTAGGGATTTTTAGCAGAATGTTTAATCGAAGCACTAAAGAAAAAATTAAAATAAAAAAAAGCGTGGGAAAAAATATATTGTATAATGGAGATTGCTTAATTGAAAGCGATAAAATTGAAAGCGGAACGGTTGATTTGATATTAACTGATTTGCCTTTTGGCACAATGAAAGGATTAGATGCAGAGCCAATAAAAGGAGATAATGATAAAAATTATGTTGCTGGCGGTGGATATAAAAAAGGATATGAATGGGATGCTATAATTGAACCTAAAAAAGTTTATGAAATTGCAAATCGAATACTAAGGAAAAACGGCAGGATGGTTTTATTTTGTCAAGAACCATTTACAACACTTTTGATAAATGAAGCAATGCCAAACGTTCCATTTAATTACCGTGCTATTTGGGAAAAAAACGACTTTGCAAATTGTTTGTTTGCTAAAAAAGCAATGGTTAATTATTATGAGGATATTTTAATATTTAGCAAAAAGGCTTGTTATGAAGCAAAGCACCCATTAAAACCTATATTCTTTGAGATATACCAAAAGCACGGCAAGGATATATGCCTAAATGCAATACGAACAAGCGGCAGATTTTCAAGTGAACAAAGCATAAATTTTCATACATCAATAAAGTTTGGCTATGGAGATGGGATGGTATTTGAATTAATGGTTGAAGAATTATTTAACCACTGCAAACAGACTATTGATATACCTTTTGAATATGAATATTTAAAGGGAATAGATGAGCAGTATAAAAAAGAATTTGCAAGCACTTTTAACCTTTGGGAAGGCAACAAATACAAAAGCAACATACTGAAATACAAAAAGGATTACAACGGCTACCATCCCACTCAAAAACCTATTTTATTGCTTGAAGATTTGATAAAGACCTTCAGTAATGAAAATGATTTGGTAGTGGATTTAACAATGGGAAGCGGAAGCACTGGAGTGGCTTGTAATAATACCAACAGAGATTTTACAGGAATTGAAATGAGTGAACAATATTTTAACATAGCACAAAAGCGAATTAATGGAACGGAATTTAAACCAAACGGTTTTGAAAAAACCGAAGAGCGTGGGCTTTTTTTATTTTAATTTTTTCAAACGAAATGTTGAAACGAAGAACGTCTGCCCTATTGCCTATAACGTTTTCGGGCTTGGCGAAGTTGCCGAACCGAAAGCTAAATTGAAAAACAAATGTTGAAAATTATGGATAAAGTTGAATTAAAAGACGAAACGGCAATTTTGCCAAACCCGTGTTATGTGCAGTGCTGTGATAATTTGGAACTCCTAAAATCACAGCCGAATGAAAGTGTAAATATGATTTATTGCGATATACTTTATGGCACAGGTAGAAACTTTGGCGATTACCAAGATTTAAAGCCAATACGAAGCGAAATTGAAAGCCACTACTTACCAAGACTTATTGAAATGAAACGAGTGCTAAAACAAAACGGCTGTATTTATTTACAAATGGACACACGAATTAACCATTGGATGCGGATTTTAATGGATGATGTTTTTGGGTATGATAACTTCCGAAATGAAATTGTATGGTGCTATAATTCGCAAGGTAAAACAACAAAACATTGGAATAAAAAACACGATGTAATATTATTTTACTCCAAAAGTGATACGTTTATTTTCAATTCGGATATTGTGAAAGACAGTATATCTGATTTAACATACAGAAGATTTAAGAAAGAAATTGACACTTTTGGTTATTATACTGTTTTGAAAAATGGTAAGCGAACACAATATTCATTAGCCGATGGAAGTTTACCAAAAGATTGGTTTGAAGATGTTACATACATTAGTAGAGATAACAAAGAATTGACAGGTTATCCTACCCAAAAACCAAAGGAACTAATAAGCCGTTTTGTTTTAGCTTCCACAAATGAAGGTGATGTAGTGGCTGATTACTATTTGGGTAGTGGCACAACCGCCAAAGTTTGTCAGGAATTAAACCGAAATTTTATAGGCTGTGATTTGAACCCGAAAGCTATTGAAATAACGAAAGGTCGTTTGAATGGTGGTAGGTAGCATTGCACATAACTACCCGCTAACAGCGACTAACGTATTACAATTATGCAAATATACACGAAAACAAAAGTAATCCGAGTTACACCTATACAACTAGCCACACTCCAAAAAATGAAGTCTTACAATGTCGATGTTGGGCATTTCATTAGAGAAGCCATAGCTGAGAAAATCAAAAGAGAGTACAAAGATTTAATACCTAAAGAAAAAAATAATTGTCCTTTTTGAATAAAAGTATTGTTTAATCAAAATAAAGTATTATATTTGTAAAAAAATTAATCAAATGGAACAACTAACAGATTACCAAACACAGAGAATTGAAGCATTGGAGAGAGAAAATGCCAAACTTCAAAGCCAGTTAAACGAGGCAAAGGAAATTTTAACACAACTACTAAAAGAATTACAAGATGGGAGCGAGCAGTAACACATTTTTAGAATTAAGAGAACAGGACTTTGTATCGATGTATGATGCAACTTTTACAAAAAAACAGGCTATCCTAACAGGAAAAAGAATGGTAGATAATCTACTAGAAAGCGGTAAAGTAGATACGATGCAATTTACTGCTAATCTAGCACGTTTAAATGAGGTTATAAGCACTGCACTAACCGAGATAAGGAAACATATTCCTGAAGAAAAACAGACTGTTTTAGGGGTTGAATTTACGCCTGTTAATGGTGGTAATACTTTGAACTACTCAGATGATGAGGTTTACAATGTTTTGAAGTCGGATTTAGATGCTAGGGTTGAATTGTTAAAATTAGCGCAAAAACAAAGTGTTTTGGATACTTACGGCAATGAAGTACCGAAAGTATCGACTACACCTAGAAAATCAAGTATAACTATAAAATTTTAAGGATATGAAAAATATAGCTATTGCCTTAATTAAATCTCAATCAGAGATGTCAGACGCTAAAAAAAACGCTGTAAATCCTTTTCTAAAAAATTCATACGCTGATTTGAATGCTATTAGGGAGGTTATAATACCAGTTTTAAATCAAAATAACATAGCCGTATTACAACCAATGGTTGAAATAAACGGAGAAATGTACATTAAAACTCTTTTACTACACGAATCAGGAGAAACTATTGAAAGTGTAACTAAAATAATTGTATCAAAAATAAATGATGCTCAATCTCAGGGTAGTGGAATAACATACGCTCGTAGATATGGACTTCAAAGTTTATTAAATGTGGGAGCTATTGATGACGATGGTAACAAATCTTCTAATAATGTACAACCTAAACCAATGGCAACCGCTGAAATATTAGCAAAAGCAAAGGCAACTAACGCAACAATGGCGCAAATTAAGACTAAATACAGCGTAACTGCTGAACAAGAAAAAAACTATTAATAAATAAGCAGTGAGGGTAGTACTGCAACTTACTACCCACTTTTTAAATATATTTTATTATGGCATTAAATTTTTATGGTTCAATCGATTTTTCTAAATTATTAGAAATGGCAAAAGCGGGACACAAAGCATTTTCAAAGTCCGAAAAAAACGGACGTATTTACTTGAATGTAGATGTTTATGTTAAAGATGAGGTGGGGCAATATGGCGACAAGGCGAGTATTAGAGGTACTTTTAAGGGAGCGACAAAGGAAGATAAATTTTACTTTGCAAACTTAAAAGAAAGCGCACCTTTTACGGAATCACAACCAGCAATGGACGAGATACCAACTATTGATGATTTACCATTCTAGTAACCAAAAAAACCGCCTTATTAATTTAGGGCGGTTAAAAAAATAGATTATGAAAGAAATAAACACTCCTAGCCACTACGATAATAGTAAAGGTAGTTTATACCAATTTGCAGAACAACAAGGCTTAAACGCTTGGGAATTTGACGTTTTAAAACGTACGGTTCGATGCAGAAAAAAAGGGAACTTTGAGGAGGACATAAAAAAGACTATTGCAGTTTTAGAACTTTATTTAAAAGAATATGAGCAAACTACAAAGAATAACTAAGGTACTAGAGTACTACTACAAAAAAGGACACAACTCCGAAAGAATTAATAATTTATACCACAAAATACTGAAAGATGCAGAAAAAAGTTAAAGATTTTATGACTATTGGGCGACAACTTGTTAACGAATCGCCAAGCCTTACAAAATACAATGATTATACATTACGCTATAATCTAATGAAAGAGGAGAATAAGGAGTATTTACAAGCGTGCCACGATCACGATAAAGTAGAAATACTCGATGCTTTAGTAGACCAAGCGTATGTGCTAATCGGAACGATACACCAGCACGGAATGAGTGATATATTCGAAGAAGCATTTAACCGAGTTCACGAGAACAATATGAGTAAATTTCCAAATGGTCAAATATTACGAGATGCTGAGGGCAAAATATTGAAACCCGACGGATTTAAACCCGTTGATTTAAGCGATTTAGTATAATTATAAATTAACCCAGCCTTAAAAAGTTGGGTTTTTTTTTCACTTATTTTGATTAAAAGTTTTTTTTATTCAAAAATAGCTTTATATTTGTACCAGCAATAAAGATAAAAGAAAAACAACAAACTATGAAACAAAAAAAAGACGGTAGCTATAAACGTAGCGGAGGTAGTAGGGTAAACGCTGGGCGTAAGCCTTTAGAAATTCCCACAAAAAAAGTAACATTTAGTGTGCGTTACGACTTAGTAAAACAACTTAAAGAAATGGTTAAAGAATGGAAAACATCGAACTAACAAAAGAGCAGTACATAGGTTATAACGTTGTTGAATTAAGCGTACTTTTCCAGCGTTCTATTGAAATATTAGACGAGCTTAAAAGGATAGACCATAAATTCAAAAACAAAGCCTTACAAAGCCAATTAACAGCAATCTATCCAAGTTTGGACAAGCAAACTAAATTATACAATGAGTTTTATAATGTATCAACTGAGGGTATAAATGCTTTTTACGATGTAACCAAAAAAAATGCTGAGTACATTATGAACTATAACATTTTAGACAAGGCTTTAATTTGTAATTTTTTAATGGCGCACGAGAAAGACCCGAAATCAGTAGAGGGAATAATCACTAAAGTATTGAAGAAATGAAAACAACTAAACAAATAGCCGATATGTGCGGAGTAACAACTAATACGATTAATAATTTATTAAGAACAACGCATATAAATAAAGTAATTGACAACGGTAACTCTTGTTTTTTAGATGAAGATGCAGAAATTATTATAAATAAATTAATCAGTTTGGGTAAGGTAGAATATTTAATATTAGAATCTAAAATGAATAATGTAAAATAAATTACTATATTTGTAACTCTCTCTTTTAGTTGTGATTCATTTTTGAACCCGTTATGAAAATAGCGGGTTTTTTTTGTTGGTTATTTAAAAAAAAGTTTTATATTTGTACTTGTAGTTACGGTTTGGCGACATAGTAACTTAAAGAAATTATATAACCCTACAAGGATAAAGAACGCCAAACCTCTTTTGAATTGTGGGGTTTACTTATTTAATAATATATATTATGAAAAAAACAAAAACTAAAGAAATCTTATCAGTAGATTTGAGTACTTGGAACGAAAGTATTAAAAGTAAAATTGAGTCTGTTACATTAGATTCAGTTACTTTAGACGTATTTAAGGAGGGAGTAGAAGAATTGTATTTTACTGTTTGCTTTAAAGAATCAAATGAGTTTAAAGGAGAAGTGAATTTAAGAAAAAAGATAGAGCGTCTTTTAAAAACAAATAAAGTTATCTACTTTTATAATTTACCTTTTTAAAAAATAATTATGAAAATGGAGGTAAACAAAATAAAATTATTTCACGATAACTTTAGTATAATTACGGTTTCGGATAATAAAGTTCCAAACTTTTCATGGAAAAAAAGCCAAACTGAAAAAATAAGTTTTGATGAATTTTCTAAAAACTATAATTACAAAGGCGGAATATTTAGAAAAGATGGAACTGAAATACCAGCTACTACTAATTTCGGTATTGTAACAGGATTTGATGACTTAGAAGTAATAGATATTGATTTAAAAGTATTTAGTACTGCTAAAGAACAAAAGGAGTTTTGGGATGAATATTTAGGATATTTGAAAGATAATATTTTAGACTTTGATGAAAAATTTGTAATCTATAAAACCAAAAATGCTGGGTATCATATTCTTTATAAATCAAAAAGAGTAGAGGGAAATCTTAAATTAGCAAAACTTAAAGGTCATAAAGAAGCTGTGATTGAAACACGAGGAAAGGCGGGTTATGTTTTTGCATATCCTGATAATAAAGTTTCAAAAAATTCATACCATCAAATAGATTATATTTCAGATAACGACCATTTTACTTTGATGTCATTTTCTAAAATGTATAACTACGTTGAAGAAATTCCAATCGAGCCAAAAAAAAACAAACAAGAGTTTCAAGAAAATGAGATTGCGTGCTGGGATGACTACAATGATAAAACAGATATTTTTGATGTTATAGGTTCTGACTTTAAAGTAGTGGCTAATCAATCTAAAAAGTACATTATTAAAAGACATGGTTCTACTTCTCCGCATAGTGGTTATGTGTATAAAGAGGATAATAGAATGTTTCTTTTTAGCACAGGTACTATTTACCCACACGAAAAACAAATAACTCCTTTTATAGCTTATACTTGGAAATATCATAACGGAGATTTTTCAGCAGCATCAAAAGACATTTATCAAAAAGGTTATGGTTCTCGTTTAAAGTCAAAAATAAACGAACTTAAAGAAGATATTCACATCCAAACTATTATTAAAAAAGAGGACTTAGTATTCCCTATTGATATATTTCCTATTGATATACAAAATTATATTTTAGAATGTAACTCAAAGTTAGATAGTTCTATTGAATATATGGGATGTTCTTTACTTTGGCTTATTTCTGTATGTGTTGGTAACTCTATTGATGTTGAGGTTAAAAAAGGATGGAATGAAAATTTATCTATTTGGTTATCTATTGTTGGTAAAGCTGGACTTGGTAAAACTCCGAGTATTAATAATATTATTTATCCATTAGCAAAAATAAACGCTAAAGAGATAAAAAACTTTATGAAAGAAAACGAAAAGTATGAATATTATATTAAATTAAGCGAAAAAGATAAAAAGGAACATAGCGAAGTTTTAAAACCATCAAAAACACAATTTATAGCAAACGATATTACATTAGAAGCATTAGTGGATTTACACCAAGAAAGTGATAATTGTGTAGGAGTTTTTAAAGATGAGCTTGCTGGCTGGCTTAAAGATATGAATAAGTATCGTGAGGGTTCGGATTTAGAATTTTGGCTAAGTACTTGGAGCGGTAAAAGTGTAAACTTTAATCGTAAAACGGCTAAGAGTTCATTTGTAGAAAAACCATTTATACCAGTTCTAGGGGGTATTCAACCAAGTATTTTTAATACTTTTTATACTGATGAAAATAAAGATAACGGTTTTATGGATAGGATGTTACTTTGTTATCCTGATTTAAAAATTGATTATTATAATGAAAATGAAATTGAAGATGCTATTTTAAGCTGGTATAAAGAAAGTGTTATATCTTTTTACGATACAATTAAAAGCATTATCAAACGTGATGAAGATGGCGATATAATAACTCTAACTGCTAAATTCTCAGAGGATGCAAAAATTGAATGGAAGCGTATATTTAATGAAATGACCGATGTACAAAATAATGAAGAAGAAAATGAGTACTTAAAATCTATGTTTCCTAAGCAAAAGTCTTACATACCTCGTTTTGCTTGTTTATTGCACGTTTTTAACGAGTTTTTTAGTGAGGGTGGTAATACATTACTAATATCAAAAGAAAGTATCTTAAACGCTGAGAAATTAAGTAAGTACTTTATCGCTACGGCTAAAAAGATAAAGGTTAATTCAGTTGAGGTTTCAAAGATTAAAAATACCATAACACTTAACAAAGGTAAAAATGAAAAAGAAAAGCTATTTGAAATATGGAAAGTAAATAAAAAATTCAATAGAAGTGAAACAGCTGAACTTTTAGGTATAAGTAGGAGAACATCACAAAACTGGATTAAAGAGTTTGAAAGTGCGCAAAAGTAGTGCGCAAAGTGTAAACTGCGCAAATCAAATTGCGCAGTAAAAACTCAATAAAATCAATACTTAACAAGCTAAAGTGCGCAATTTGCGCAGTACCTAAAGAATAATTAAAAAAATAAAAAATAAAAAAAATAATAATTTTTATAAGCAAGTGCGCAATTTGCGCAGTAAAACGTTCTAAAGCCTTATAAACATTGATAATCTACTGCGCAAAAGGTGCGCAAAAAGTGCGCAAAACAACTGTGCAAGTGCGCAGTAATAAAAAGATATAAAAATGAAAGAATTAATTAAAAGAATAGAAAAAGATAAGTTATATTTTTATTGTGATGTTTTTAAAGAAATAGATTTATTTATGAAAAACCATCCTGATTATTTATATAAAATTAAAGATGGTCATAATGGATATATTTATTCTAACAATCCTACTTGGGGGAAAAATAACTTTTGCTTTTATATATTAAATGATAATAATGAAAAAATACCAATATCACATACTTTTAGTTTAGTTAAGGATTTAAAAAAACAGGAAACATTAAAAGCTTTTAGAACTTCTATAGATTCTGAAATAATTAAATTTAAAAATGATTTTAAGCCAAATATTACTAAATGTGCTATTACAGGAGAAATTATAAAAAGTTTATCTAACTTACACGTTGACCATCATAACCAAGATTTTTCAGTTGTAGTTGAATTGTTTTTAAAAAAATATAATAAAACATATTCAGATTTATACAAATATGTTATAGTAGTAAATACAAAAAGATTCTTTAATAATAAACACCTTATTGATTATTTTATTGAATTTCATAATCAAAACACAACATTAAGATATACTACTCAATTTGCTAATCTTAGTAAAAAAAGACAAAAATTATAATGGATTTAAGACTATATCAAGTAGAATTATCAGACAAAGGAACTGAAATACTAAAAAATAAAAAGTTTGTTTACTACTCAATAGAGCCTAGAGTAGGCAAAACACTTATAGCACTCCAAACGGCTCAAAATATTGGTGCAAGTAATGTTTTGTTTATTACTAAAATTAAAGCATTTAGCAGTATTGAAAATGATTATGAGGATATGGAGTATGATTTTAAACTAACAATCATAAACAAAGAAAGTATTCACAAGCTAGATACTTATAATTTTGACTTAATTATTTATGATGAGGCGCACGGATTATTTTCAACCTATCCAAAGCCTAATAACTTTTATAAATTCGCAAAAGCTAATTTTAGTAAAATACCAGCTATTCTTTTAAGTGGTACTCCAGCAGTTGAAAGTTACTCACAAATATTCCACCAATTTAATTTTAGTATTCATTCGCCTTTTAAAGAATACATTAATTTTTATAAATGGGCAAAGGATTATGTGATAGTAACACAAAAGAAGCTAGGATATGGTTTAATAAATGATTACTCAAATGCAAGGATAGATTTAATACTTAATAAAATTAATTCCTATATGATTAAATTCACGCAAGCAGAAAGCGGATTTACATCAAAGGTAAATAAACAAGTTTTGTATTGCGATATGAAGCCAGTAGTTAGTTCTTTGATAAAAAAATTATTAACTGATAATATTATCGAGGGTAAAGATGAGGTTATAATAGCTGATACATCCGTTAAACTACAACAAAAAATACACCAACTAGGAAGCGGAACTATAAAGTTTGAAAGTGGTAATAGCAAAACAATAGATAATTCAAAAGCCGTTTTTATTAAGGATCATTTTAAAGATAAAAAGTTAGCAATTATATACTACTTCAAAGAAGAACTTAAAATGTTGCAAGAAGTATTTAGCGATTCAGTTACTACCGATTTAAACGAATTTAATACAACAGATAAACATTACATAGGGCAACAAGTAAGCAGTTGCGAGGGAATTAATTTATCAAAAGCGGATTGTTTAGTGTTTTTAAATATAGGTTTCAGTGGCAAAAATTTTGTTCAAGCTATTGATAGACTAACCACAAAAGAACGAACTGAAAACAATGTATATTTTATTTTGTCTAAAGATGGAATTGATAAAGAAGTATTTAACCGAGTGAGTAAAAAAGAAACGTTTAATAATTCACATTTTAAAAAATATGCAAGAGAGCAAACTACAAAGTAAGATAATAAATTATGCAAAACTAAAAGGATGGTTATACATTAAAATCATTAAAGCATCCGAATCAGGGCACTCAGACTTAATATTTTTTAAAAATGGAATTACTTTATTTATAGAGGTTAAAAAAACAACTGGAGGAGTTAAAAGTGAATTGCAAAATTACAGACAAAAACAATTTCAAAACAATAATTTTACTTGGGAGTTTATAGATAACTTTGATAATTTTAAAATACTGCTAAATGAAAACAATCATCAGTAAAGATTCTAGACCTCTTAGACTTTCAGCTATATTTAACGATAACGGCAAATGGAAGATAAAAATTATATATCTTGATACCCTTGAATTTCAAGACATTACATACTCCGAAGAAACTATTTTAAAATTAATTTGAAAAAAAGTATTGTTTAATCAAAAGTAGTTTGTATATTTGTCAAACAAAAACAATCACAAAACATAAATAGAGATGACAAATTCACAAGTAATTAAAGCAAACGGATTCAAAACTAAGAGAATTGAATCAGACCTTAAAGGAGTATTTGGTGGAAACTGTAACCACGTTATTGCGTTATTAAATGCAAATAATGAAGTATTATGCTTTGAAGGTAAACCTTACTTTCCTGCTGGTAGAGATAATGCTTTTGCTAGCTTAATTAAAAGCGGAGATATAAACGCTGAATGTTTCACCTTTAAATCATTAAACTAATGAAAACACCAATGCAACAATTATTTAGCCAATTAGAATTGGAACGCCCTGAACTATTTAATACAAAAACTTTAGAGGGTAGAAAATTTATAAACGATTATTATAAGTTTTTTGAAATGGAAAAGGAACAAATTATGGAATCCTATTCCGCTGGAGTTATGTCTCAGTTTGATTTGAGTATTGAAACAGGAGAACATTATTACAATAAAAATTTTAAATAAATGGCAACTAAACCACAGGAAACAATTTTCGAGTACGAGCAGAAAATTAAAAGAAATGCTAGTGAAGTGCTAGCATTAGCAAAAAAACAAGAACTAAAAAAACGTAAAACCCATGTTTGGGTAACGGAAGGTAAAACATCAATACTAAAGAAATTATGAAACTATTTGAAAACCTTGCAATTAAATTAGCAAACTTAATATTTAGATTATGAAACCAGCAAACGAGAAAGCAAAAGAGTTAGTCAGACAATATTGGGATTTAGATATGAATATTGAATTTGCCAAACTATTTGCTTTAATAGCAATTCAAGAAGTACTAAGATGCGCGTTATTTGCAACCGATGAAATTTATAATTATTATTTAGAAGTTAAAATTGAAATAGAAAAGTTATGAGCCCACAAGAAATGAAAGACTTATTTAAAGTCGATATAAGAGAGAAAAACTGCAAAAGGTATATGAGTTACCTTAAATGGTTATTAATTGAACAGGAGTTAAAAAAAGGGCGTGATTTAATGGAAGTAGCTATAGATGTAAATATGTCTTACTCACAAGTTACAAAAAATAGCAAAATGTTACAACAAGTGAAAAATGGCGAAGTCTTTATAAAAGTAAAAAAAGCATTTGAAACAAAAGATGCAAAGCTATTTGAAACCTTAAAAGATTTTAGCAATACACCTAAAGCCGAACCCAAAGCTAAAAAGAAATGGAGTGTTGAAAAGATTATTAATACCTTGCGAAAAGATAACGGCCACCCACTATGGGATAAACAAATTTGCAATTTTACCGACGAAGATTATAATATATTACAAAAATTGTAGTACATTTGGTAAATGATAAAAAAGTTAGCTGTAAATCATAAGCAATGGATTAACTACGCTTTAAAAGTGTGTGGAAACCTTGACGACGCTAACGACCTTGTGCAGGATATGTATTTAAAAATGCACACTATCGATAAAGAAGTTAATAGCTCATACATTTATTGCGTAATCAAAAACATATACCTTGACCAGTACCGAAAGAATAAAGTAAGGGAAAAAACAATCTTTATTCAAGAAGAATTTGAAGAACAAAACGAGGATATAGATTTGACTATTGCATACGATGAAGCACTAAATGAACTGAAAACCTATAAGCAACTTATAGTTAATTTCTCTACTAAAGACGGAGTTAATAACTTCGCTAAAGAAAGCGGAATATCTAGGGCAACGGTAATAAGAATTAGAAACGAATTTAAAGCGATACTATGGCAAAAAGTAAAGGGATTGGAGATGTAATAGCTAATGTGACCAAAGCTATCGGTATTGAGCATTGTAAGGGTTGCGAGAAACGAAAGGATTTATTAAATAGATTGTTTCCTTTTAAGAATGTAAAGCAACCTACGGAATTACAAAAAGAATTAATTAAAAGCAATCCAACAGACGAACAACTTATTGAACTTTATAACGATATATTCAATAGTTCACTAGACAAAGAATCATTCACAATTAACATTAAAACAAAAGTAATTAACGACTTAAACAAAACATTATGAGAGCAGAGATATTAGGATTATTAGCGGGAATATTATTAGTAGGGTGTAGTAAAGATGATAACGCATCAGCACCAGAGCAAGATTGTAATTGCAATAGAGTAGTTGAGGTTGCTAGTTTCAATATGCCAGATAGAAGCGTGTTTGGAACGTACACTACCAAGAACGATTGTACAGGTAAAATATATCAAGGTAGTTGGACAGGAGCGAGTAACCAACCAAAAAAAGGTAGTTGTTATTAATTGAATAATCAAATTTTTTCAATATGGCATTAGGAGGAGCAAGAGAAGGGGCTGGTCGTAAGAGCAAAGCCGAAGAACAAAACTTAATAGAAAAGCTAAGTCCTTTAGAGGATTTGGCTTTTACTGCATTAACCTCAGCAATTAAAGACGGTAAAGATTGGGCAGTTAAAATGTATTTCGAGTATATGTATGGTAAGCCTAAACAACAAACAGACATAACTTCTATGGGTGAAAAAATCCAAAATGTTATTAATTTAGGTACAGGAATTAATCCAAATGAAACTATTAGTTAAACAAGAACACGCTACTTATTATCTAAACGATAAAGACACTGAAGAAGTTTTATACGGTGGAGCAGCTGGAGGTGGTAAATCTGCTTTCGGCTGTTTGTGGCTTATATCAATGTGTCAAACATATCCAGGTACTCGTTGGTTAATGGGTAGGTCAAAACTAAAAACACTAAAAGAAACTACACTAAATTCATTCTTTGAACTTTCAGCTAAATTAGATATTAGTAATGAATTTAATTATAATGCACAATCAAATATTATTTACTTTCACAATGGTAGTGAGATAATTTTAAAGGATTTGTTTTTATATCCAAGCGACCCAAACTATGATAGTTTAGGTTCGTTAGAAATTACAGGAGCATTTATTGATGAGTGTAATCAAGTTGTTTACAAAGCGTGGCAAATTGTAAAGTCAAGGATTCGATATAAATTAACTGAGTTTGATTTGATGCCTAAAATGTTAGGTACTTTAAATCCAGCAAAGAATTGGACTTACAAAGAATTCTACCAACCATCAAAGAACGGAACTTTAAAACCTTACAGAAAGTTTATCCAAGCATTACCACAAGATAATCCACACTTACACCCTAGCTATTTAAAATCATTATTGCAATTAGATAATAATTCAAAGCAAAGATTATATTATGGGAATTGGGAATACGATGACGACCCTAGTACCTTAATTGATATGGATGCAATCTTAGATTATTTTAATCCAGTACATTTAACTAAAGAGAATAAATTTTATCTAACTATTGACGTTGCTAGAAAAGGAAAAGATACAACCGTTTTTAGAGTTTGGAATGGTTGGGTATGTATTGACGTGGTAATATTTGCAAAGAATACAATAGTAGAAGCATTTGAAGAAGCGCGTAAACTACAATCTAAATATACAATTCCAAATAGTCAAACTATTGCCGATGAAGATGGAGTAGGTGGTGGACTTGTAGATATGTTAAGATGCTCAGGATTTGTAAATAATAGCAAAGCATTAAGGGGAGAGAATTACGAGAACCTAAAAAGTCAATGCAGTATTTTAATGGCTAAAAAAATACAAAGTAGAGAATGTGGTGAAGAAACTAAAAGCATTTCTATTCGTGATTTAGTAAGCGAAGAAATGGAACAAATAAAGCAAAAAGAAATAGATAAAGATACTAGACTAGGTATAATACCAAAAGATACTATTAAAGCAAATATAGGGCGTTCTCCTGACCATTGGGATAGTATTATGATGAGGTATTATTTTGAGTTGAATAAAAAAGGAAATACCATTTTAGGATAAAAACGTTATACTTATATGAAGATTAAAATACCAACATCATTAAGCGACATAAGACTAGAACAATTTGTTTTGTTTAATAAAGTCTTAAAAGAAAGTCAAGAGAATAACTTTGTTAAATTAGCAACCGTTACTATCTTTTGCGATATATCAGTAGAGCAAGCAAAGAATATTGAAGTTACAGACTTTGAAGCGATTGTAAACGATATTACAAAAGTATTAAGCCAAGAGCCTAGATTTATTCAGAGGTTTATTCACGATGGTAAAGAGTACGGATTTATTCCGAACCTAGACGAAATGACCGCTGGCGAGTACATAGATTTAGAATCATTTTTAAAAGATGAAATGACTTATAACAAAGCTATGAGCGTACTTTATAGACCTATTTTAAACAAGCGTAAAGACTTATATAATATTGAAGAGTACAAAGGCTCGCATACGGAATTTAATACGCTTAATTTGGATATTGTTTTAGGTTCTATGCTTTTTTTTTGGAGTTTAAGCAACGAATTATTGAAAGCTACGAGGGATTATTTAGCACAACCACAAAACAAGATACTTTTAACTCAGGCTTTGGCGACAAGTGGGGTTGGTATCAATCAATTTATACGGTCGCTGGAGGACATATCTTTGACTTTGAAAGGACAACTAAGCTACGGCTTCACGAATTCTTAATGTTTTTGGAGTTCAAAGTCGATTTAGCAAATGAAAGCAACAAGCAAATAAAAAAGTATGAATAGTTTTTACCAAGTAATCGGATATTTAAAAGACCAACTATCAAATGATATTGATGTTAATACGGTAGTACACGGAGAAGCACCTGAGAATAAAAAAGACTTATTCCCTTTGGCTCATTTAATGGTTACTAATGGCGCGATAGGTCAAGGCGTATCTGTATTTACTTTTACCGTTCAAGTTTTGGATATTAGAAACCTATCAAAGAAAGCTAGTTCGGATAAATTCCTAAAGAATGATAATGAATTGGATAACTTAAATACTTGTTTCGCGGTGCTTAGTAGGTTGATTACGGATTTAAAGTTGCAACGTAATGATTTGGATATTGAGTTGTTAAATGAACCATCTTTGATTCCTGTTATTTATGAGTTCAAAGATACCCTTGACGGTTGGACAACTGAATTACAGCTATCTATTACTAACAATGTATCGGTATGTTAAAGAAAGAAGAAACATTAAGTACACTCGAAGCCTTTAATAAGTACGTTATTCAGCAAGCGAGAACGAACCTTACTAAAAAGGATAAAAATGTTTCTAAGAAATTATACGATTCGTTAAAGTCAAAGACAAAAGTAAACCCCAACTCTATTGAGAATTATATCGAAATGGAGGAGTACGGTCAGTATTTAGACTTAGGGGTTAAAGGTAAAATAAGTTCGGCTAAAGCTCCAAATAGTCCGTTCAAGTTTGGTAGTGGCACAGGGCGCAAAGGTGGACTTACAGAGGGTATTCGGGGCTGGGTAAAGGCTAGACGTTTTCAGTTTAGAAATAGAGAGAATGGAAAGTTTATGAGTTTTGAGCAGACGGCGCAATTAATTACACGTTCTATTTATTTAAAAGGAACTAAGCCAACGCTATTCTTTAGCAAACCATTTGAGAAAGGTTTTGAAAGATTACCTGATGAATTAATAGAAGCCTACGGATTAGATTTAGAATCGTTTATAAAATTTACACTTAAAGAATAATGGCACAAAAGATAACATTTACTTTTCCAACGAGTACGATAACAGGATTAAATAGTAGGGTTTTAAGATTCTATATTGATTCTATAAATTTTTCTAACAAAATAGTTAACTTTACTCCTAATATTATTAATGGAACAGACCCTTATACGCCTGAAACAGACGGGTATCAGTATAATGAAGTGGTTAAAGGTGCAAGTATTAACAACTTTGCAAATAATTTTTATCTTTACCTTAATGACGCTTTAATTATCTCGGGGTTTTACTTTGAAACTTCAATAGTAGGTAATGTAGTTGAGTTGATTTGGGGAAATAATGGGCAAGTTAATACTTTTGCATTAGAAGATATATGGTCAAATACTCATACGGATGCTTGGTTAACTTATACGCAAGAAGCCTACACAATACCCACACCATCTGTTCCCGAAGTATTGCCTGAACAAATAATACTTTCAAGAAGTCCGTTTCATTTTAAAGTTAATCCCAGCGTTACCTTTGACGAAATTACGGCTGAGGTTTTTATTTATAGAGGTCATAAAGTCGATGACCTACCAGCAGTGTCTAACTTTCAATTAAGTAAGACAGTTGTACAAGTAGGTCAAGAAGCTATTAGCTTTGACGTACATAAATTAGTTAATGATTACGTAAAGAATAAATATACTACTATTGGTTTAGGCGGTGGTGCGTTTACTACTTCTACTTTGGATAGTGTTTGGGTTTATATTGATTCAAAGATAAGACTAGCAGGAGTTGAACAATACCAAGTTAATCAAACACTTTTAGCAGTAGATGGATTTGGTTATCATACAGAATTATACAATCCTTTAATCGGTAAAAAAGTATTGAGCAGTATAAATACGCATACGGTTTATAATAGTTCCGTATATCCTTTGTATTTCATTACAGAGGGATTAACAAGCATTGTAGGTGATGGCGATACCATACCATTTACATTTAGTCAAAACTATTCTAACCAAAAGATTGGATATATTGAAGCTTCTACTTACTCAAATATAATATTTACCTATGGGGATGAGGTTATTACGCACGTTTTCAACCAAAAAGACGAGTGTAAATACCCACTTATTAACTGCATTTTTAAAAATAAGTACGGATTTTGGCAAACTATTCCATTTAATAGACTATCAAAAAAGGCTCAGGACTTTACAAACGAAAGTTATAATGGATTGATTAGTAATTATGGTAGCTATTCGCTTAACCAACACGAAAAACAGACTTTTAATGTTAACGGAAAAGAGAAAATAACGGTTAATACTGACTTTATAAGCGAAGAATATAACGCATTATTCACTGAATTAATGCTATCCGAGTTCATTTACCTTGAAGAAAACGGTCAAGTATTGCCAGTTAATATTACTAAAAATAGTTTTGAAAAGAAAACAAAACTAATTAATAAATTGATTCAATACTCTATGGATTTCGAATATAGCTTTAACCTTTTAAACGATGTACTTTAATGAATATAGCACTTTACATACAAGGTCAAAGAGTAGATTTGTTTAAAGATGAGAATATTGAAATTAATCTTACCTCAAAAAACATTTCAGACATTACAAAAATCTTTGCTGAGTTTTCACAGGGGTTTTCGGTTCCTGCAACGCCTAGCAATAACGCTATCTTTTCACATTGGTATGATGCAACTGTTGATGGTACATTTAATGCAGTTACTAGAGTTGATGCGTATCTCGAAGTAAATACTTTACCTTTTAAATACGGAGTTATTCAATTAGACAACTGCAAGTTAAAAGGAGGTAATATCTATTCTTATGAATTAACTTTTTATTCTAAGGTGGTAGGGCTTTCCGACCTTATGGGTAACTTAGAATTGAAAGATTTAGATTTAACCGATTACGACCACGCTTATAGTATTAGTAGCGTTACCGATGCGATGTACAAAGATACCATTGCAAATGGTGATGTATATTATCCTTTAATTTGCAATACAAAGAATATTGATTATGGTAATGGAACTACGAACGATATAAAATTAAGTAGCAATACTTTAACATACAAAGACTTTAAACCCGCCTTACGATTGGTTAGAATTATCGAAGCAATGGAGCAAAGGCTTGGAGTTACTTTCTCACGTGATTTCTTTGGGCGTTCGGTGTTTCATAATTTATTTATGTGGTTGCATAAAGACGTAAATAAAATTGATAATCGTGGAAGTAGGCAATTGGTAAATTTTACAAGTAAAGGAGACCTAGAAGATTTAAGTGGTGTTTCAGTAGATTTAACAGACGAATCAATTATTATTGATAGCAATTTCTTTAATATGTTTATGTATATTGAGGTAACTCCATCATCTGGTTACAGCGATGTTAATTATAAATTAGAAGTAGAAAAAGATGGTGTTTTAATTAACTCTTTTGATTTAACTGGGAATACAGAGAGTTTTTTTGCAGTAAATAAAAGTACTGATAAATATAAAATTTATTTAAATAGTACAGATGAATTTAAATTTACTACTAAATTAAGTTTGAAATATAGATTAGTTACTGTATTTCCTATTGGGATAAGTCCATATTATACTTTAACCGCTACATTTTCAGAGCAAACGATTACTAGTAATTTATCTATTTCAGCTAACGCACCCGCAATAAAATTAAAAGATTTATTCAGCAGCTTAATTAATCAATTTAATCTTATAATTATTCCTACAGCTTCAAATAGTTTTTATATTGATACCCTAGATAATTGGTATAGTAAAGGCGATACGTTCGATATAAGCCACTTAATTAATATTGACGACATAACTATTAAAAAACCCGACGTTAAGAAGCTAATCGAGTTTAAATACGAGCCAGCGGGCGCAATACTTGGAAAACAATACTTAGATAGTAACGGAATAGGATATGGCGACCTTAGCGCAAAATACAATGATATTGCAGGCGATGATATGAGTATAAAAGTAGGTTTTGAAAACTTACTATTTGAAAGATTACAAGACGTAAGCGCTACGCCAAGCGTTACCACTAATCTACAAATAGGACAATCAATTGATTTAAAACTAGAGCCTTATGTCGGTAAGCCTTTTATTTTTTATAAGAACGGATTGATAGATTTAGAAGATACAATTTATATAAATGGAGTTGCTTTGGACAAAGTATTTTTAACCGCTACTGAGGACAATTCACTACTTGAGCAAGTAACCAATAGTTTAAACTTTGGCTCAGATATATCGACTTATTTTTTTAGTCCTATTCAAAAATCATTATACTTTAACTTTTGGAAAACTTATATAGAAGATTTATACAACCAAAAAACAAGAGTACTAAATTTAAAATGCAAGTTACCTATTTCGATTTTAACTAAACTATCCTTGAATGATAAATTTATAATCAATAAAAATAAGTACAAAATATCAAATGTAAAAGTAAATTTAATTAACTCACAAGCGGATATTGAAGTGTTTACTGATTACTCTTTACCAGCCGATACAATAGCGAATGAAATTCCTTTAACGGTGGATAGAACGGATATAACCGTTGATACTGATACCATTACCGTAGATAGAATAAGTACTTACGATGCCTTATATTCATTTATTACTAATGGAATAAGTAGAACTACTTACACGGCTACAACTGCAAAAGAATACTTTGAGGTTAAAGTAAATGCAAACACTACTTGGAGCGTTACAAAGGTAGATACAGGCGATGGCGTGGCTTGGTTTGGAGTTGATAAAACGGTGGGTAATAAATCCGATTACACGATGGTAAATGTGAATTCAAATAGTGGTAGTACTAGAAGCGGAGTTTTGCGTTATATAATAGGTGGTACTAATTTTGACTTAACAATTATACAATGATAAAAGAGGTTATACAATTACTAAAACTTGACGATTGGCTAAATGGTGGCGAATGTATCGAGATTGCAAAAGGGAAATATCAATTACCAACAACGTTCAAAGGAGCAACTAAAAAAATAAAAAGGCAATGGCAATCGAAAAGGTAGTTAATTTAAAGGTTAATGATGACATACAAGATACTACAAAAAATGTAGTATCTCTTAAAACGGAATTAAGGCAAGCACAAAACGAGGTTAACGAATTAAGTAAAAAGTTTGGAGCGACTTCCAAGGAAGCAGTTGAAGCGGCTAAGAAAGCGGCTGAACTTAAAGATGCTATAGGCGATGCAAAAGCCTTAACCGATGCCTTTAATCCAGATGCTAAATTTAAGGCTCTTACTTCCACGCTTGGAGGAGTAGCGGGTGGATTTAGTGCGGTGCAAGGTGCGATTGGTCTTATGGGTAAGGAAAGTGAGGACGTAGAGAAAATGATTCTTAAAGTTCAAAGCGCAATGGCTATTTCACAAGGCGTGCAAGCTATTGGTGAGAGTGTAGATTCATTTAAGCAACTTGGAGCGGTTATTCGTTCTACTACTTTATTCCAAAAAGCTTTAAGCGCTGCTACTGCTATACAAACTTTTGTAACGAATGGTGCGACTTTATCGGCTAAGGCTTTAAGAGGTGCGTTAGTTGCAACTGGAGTGGGTGCGTTAGTGGTTGGTATTGGCTTACTTATTGCGAACTTTGACAAGGTTAAAAAAGTCGTACTTAATTTAGTTCCACAATTAGCGATGGTCGGCGATGTGGTAATGAGTATCGTTAATGCCGTTACTGACTTTGTAGGTGCTACTAGTGAAGCAGAAAGGGCAAACGATAGACTTATGAAAAGTGCTAAAAATTCAATAGCATTAAACAAAAAGTATTTAGCGGAACACGGCTCACAACTTGATGAATTTACAAAACAGAAAATAGCCGCTAAAGATAAATACAACGAAGCCATCCAAGAAGAAAATGCGGATAGAGTGGCACTAGCAAAAGAATTGAATAGAGAACTTGCAAATATAGACAAGGCAAGGCAAGACGAAAGCGATAAAAAAAGAAAAGAGGAGCAAGATAAAATTGATGCTAAAAATAAAGAAGCTAGGGATAAAAGAATAGCAAAAGCAGAGGAGGAAGCTAAACGCCTTGACGATATTAAAAAGAAGCAGTTAGAAGCTGATATGGAATCGGCAAAAAAAGCTTTAGAAATAGTTAACCAATTAAAAGAAAATAACGAAACTCCAGCCCAAAAAGAGCAAAGGGAATACGAAGAAAAGAAAGCCGTATTAGAGGCTAATAATGTAAGTACGGAAGAATTAGATAGACAACATAAAGCCGTTTTAGCACAAGCGGAAATGGATTATTGGGCAAAAGAATCTGAGGAGTCTAAAAAAAGACAAGAAGAAAATGATAGGATAGCCGCCGAAGATATTGCTAGAGAACAAAGAGTTGCGGAAGAAAAAAGGAACATAAATAATTTAGCAATTCAATCCGCTCAAGGCGTTGTTTCTATTATAGCTAGTTTAGGTGAAAAAAATAAAAAGATTCAAAAGGTTGCCTTAATTGCAAATGGTGCTTTGTCTATTGCGGAAATTATAAACAATACTAATGTAGGTTCTTCTAAAGAGGTTGCGACAAAAGGTATATTTGGATTAACAACATCAGCAGTACTATACGCAAAAATGGCTTTAAGTATTGGGTCTGTTATTGCTTCTACTGCAAAAGGTTTACAGGCGTTGGGCGGTGGTGGCTCGGTGGGTAGTGGCTCGCAAGGTGGAAATAATAGTGGAGGAGGTCAAGCGCCAGCACCGCCACAATTCAACATAGTAGGTCAAAGCGGAACAAACCAATTAGCGCAAACAATAGCAGGAAAACAAAACCAACCTATTGAAGCGTTCGTAGTGAGTTCAGCTGTAACGACTAGCCAAGCATTAGACAGAAATAGAGTAAAGACTGCGACTTTTGGCGGTTAATGATACCAATAAATAACAATAACGTTAAACATTAAAATAAAGTAATTATGGGAAGTATTAAAGGGATTAAATTCGAGTTAACAAAATTAAGCGACGATGCTATAAAAACTATGGATTCTTTTATGAATGGAGAATTACAAAAAGGTTATGATGAAAAAGATAATTTGATTAAATTAATATCTGAATATAATAAAAAATTAAATTCCATAAAAACAAAATTTAAAAATATAGAAAATACAAAGTATTTAGTAGCATATAACGACATTGATACAAAAGCAAAAGAATTAGGAGTTGCATCAAGCGAAATACAAGGATTAAAAGATTTGGATAAAAAATATTTCTTTGTTAAAAGTAAAGTTTCAGAATTAGAAAATCTATAACAAATGGAAACATACGAAGTAATATTTAACAAAGATGAAACCGATGGAGTATTCGGTATATCCTTAGTGGAAAGTCCCGCTATGGAGTCTGAATTTATTGCTTTATCTGAACAAAAAGAAATCCAACTAAAAGCTATTGATACTGAAAAGCGTATCTTATTGGGTGCAGTTTTAATTCCTGAAAAAAAAATATACAGAAATCAGGGGGGCAAAGAGTTTAATATTGTTTTCTCTGCTGAAACAATTAGACTATCAATGGAAAACTTTTTTGAGCAAGGTTATCAAAGTCAATCGACTTTAGAACACGACGAAAAGCAAGTAATAAAAGATGTAACCTTTGTTGAGAGTTGGATAAAAGAAAGTGAAACAGATAAATCAGTTCACTACGGATTAAATGAACCTGTTGGAACTTGGTTCGCAAGTATGAAAGTGAATAATGATGATATTTGGAATGACTTTGTAAAGACTGGCAAAGTAAAAGGATTCAGTATTGACGGATTCTTTGACCTAGAACGTATTAATTTAAAAACCGAGAATATGAATGTAGATTTAATTTTAAGCGCAATTAAGGAGGGCTTTGCTTCACTAACTAAAAGCAAAGTAGAACTTGGAAGCGTTAAAACCCAAGATGGTGCGGTAAGCATCGACTTTGAGGGTGATACATTAGCAGTTGGATTACCGCTAACTATCAAAAACGAAAATGGCGAAGCTATGCCTTTACCTGACGGAGAGTACATTTTAGAAAATGGAATGACTTTAACTGTTGCAGGTGGTTTAGTATCTGAATTATCAGAGGCAAAAGCTGAAGAAGTAGAAGAAGAAATGCCGGCAGAGCTTGAAAAAGAAACTCCAAGCGGTGTGAAATCTGAGAAACACACGCAAGAGATTTTTTACCAACTAGCGCAAGAGTTCGGGAAGCAATTAGAGTCTTTAAAGATGGAATTGAAAGCCGATTTTGAAGCTAAAATGGAAGAACAAAAAGAAGTAATTTCTTTGACAAAAAACAAACCAGCTAAAGAAAAATCATTTGAAGAAATGACTGCTTTAGAAAAATTTAGACTAACCAAATAAAACAATAAATTATGGCGATTACTTACAACCAAGTAGCTTACAGAGGTGTAGCTGCTGAACCGATTACGGAAGAATTATTATTCGAAAATCAAACTATTGCGAAGTCTTTAGTTACATTTGAAACAGATGTAAAAGCGGAAACTATCTTTACAGAAGCTACTGCAAGTGCAACTTTACAAGCGTACACAAGTGGAGTGCCAACAAGTGCGGGTTCTTTAACTGCTTTTGATGTAGTGGTAACTCCTACTAAAGTACAATTTTACCAAGAGTTTGACCCTAACACATTGCGTTTTTCTCGCTTCAAAAGAGATATGAAGCCAGGAGCTTGGGAAATTATGTCAAACGAATTTGAGCAACTTGTTATTGGTGGACTTTATGCTAAACAAGTATCTTTAGCTGCTGAGTTTGAGTTTTGGAATGGTGCAAAATCCGCTACTAAAACGGCTGTTGCTGCTTTAACTGCTGGTACTGCTAATACTGCCGTAGGTGCTGCTGAAAAGACTTTAGTCGCTTCTTTAACTGCTGCGCAAACTGATGGTATAGTTGTTAAAATGATTTATAACGATTCTAACGCCACTGCAACTGCTGGAGTGGGGACACGTATTAAAGTAGCTGGTACAACTATTACAGCTTCTAACATTAAAGATGAGTACGATAAAATTTATGCTGCTATTCCTGCAGAAACATTAGCTGGTACTGAGCAACCAATTTTATATGCTCCACGTTCTCATAAGCAGTTTATTATTGCAGCGAACAACGTAACTACTGACTACACTAAACCGTTTGATGTTGACGCTTCGGCTGCTAACATTTACTTTAATGGGTTAAGAGTTGAGTTCGTTCCGATTCCTGAGAAAGTTGTTATTTGCGCTTTGAAATCTCACTTAGTCTGGGCTACTGATTTAGCATCTGACATTAACTTACTTCAATTGGATAAAATTGCTAACAACAGAGAGGACATGTTTATTAAACACAACATGACATTAGCCGCTCACGTTGTTAACCAGAAATTTAACGTTTTATACGTAGGATAATATTAATCAAGACCGCTCTTTAACTAGGGCGGTTTTTAATAAAATACAGATATGGCTTGTGATATATTAAAAGGTAGAACCTTATCTTGTAAGGATTCAAGAACAGGGATTAAATACGTGGATTTTGCTGTTTACGATGGTACGACTTACACTGTTACAGCTCAAGAAATTGCCACTTTGCCAGTTGCTTTAACTGAGGTTTTCAGATATGAAGTTAAAGGTGCTGGGAATTCGTTAATTGAAACTGCAACGGTAAATACTGATAACCGAACTACTGAGATAGTTCAAGCATTAGCTTTGAATTTACAAAAGTTGGGTAAAGAAACAGAAGTGGAATTACAATCTTTACTTTATGGTCGTGTGGTTGCATTTGTAACTGACTACAACGGAAATGTTAAAGTAGTAGGTATTGATAGCGGAATGGACGCCACAACTTCGGTAATGAGTACTGAGGTTAGTGGCTATACAGTAGCATTGGAAGCAAAAGATAAAGTTTTTGCTCCATTCTTATCTAGTTCAGCAAAGACTGCTTTACTAGCTTTAATTTCAAACGATGTAGTAACGCCTTAAAAAGAAAGGAGAAACAATCTTATCAAACCCACTTTAATAGGTGGGTTTTTTATTTGATACCAAACCAACAAAAAAGCGTTTAATAAGTATGAAGATATTTGACCCAACCGATACAACTCACACCTTGCAAATTATACCACGTGAATACGTGAGTACTGCAACTATGATTTTAAGGAATGAATTAAGGCAAATCGAAACAACTCACAACCTAACTTGTACAAATGTAAACGGATATTTAACCGCTACATTTACACACACAATGACAGAGGGGCAAAGTTTCGAGTTTGAAGTTTACGATACTAACGATGTTTTACTTTATAGGGGTAAGGCGTATGCAACTGAAAATATATGATACTAGAAAAATTACAATTAAGCAACTACTTTAGACCTGAGATTAAAGAAGTAGCTTCTAAAGATTACGTTTTAAATGGCGATAAAAATAGTTTTTATACTGAAATTATAGACCGCTATAATGGTAGTCCAACCAATAGGGCAATTATAGACGCTTATTCCCAGTTCATCTATGGTAAAGGATTAACTTCTAAACAACAAGCCTTAAAACCTATCCAATTTGCAACGGTGGTATCAATCATTAGTAAAAAGGATTTAAAGAACATTTGCCACGACTTCGAGTTATTTGGAGAAGCGTCTGCTGAGATTATCTTTGATAAAGGTAAGTTAAAGCAAATTAAACACGTACCTAAGAATACTATCGCACCTAATAAAATGGATGAGAATGGCGATATAAATCTTTATTGGTATTCTCGTAATTTTGCCGACACTAGAAAATATGAGCCTTTACCTATTGATGCTTTAGACTTGTCTAAAATGCCTAAGAGCGGAAGTGCAATCTATATCTTTAAAGATTACCAAGTAGGTAAAAATTATTATTCAGACCCTAGTTATATATCTTCTTTGCCTTACTCTAAACTAGAAGAAGAAATAGGTAACTATTGCGTTAACCATATTCAAAACGGATTATCTTTTGGTCATATCATTAATATAAATGACGGTGCGGATAGAACCGACGAGCAAAAAATAGAAACACTAGCAAGTTACCGTGAAAAGTTAAGTGGCTCTAATAACGCTGGTAAGTTCCTTTTGGCTTATAACGACAATAAAGATAGTGCTATTACGGTGGAATCTTTACAAGTTAGTGAAGCGCATAAACAATACGAGTTCCTAAGTTCGGAAGCTACTCAAAAAATTATGTTATCGCATAGGGTAGTAAGTCCTATTCTTTTCGGGATTAAAGATAATACAGGATTTGGAAATAATGCCGATGAAATGCAAGTAGCATTTGACGAATTAATGATTAATGTTATTCAACCAAAAAAAGAAACAATACTTGACGGCTTAATGGAAATCTTTAATGCTTGCGGTATTAATATTGATTTGGATTTTATCCCGTTAAGAACTAAAGCGGTTGAAGCGCAACCTACACAATTAAGCGCACAAAGTAACCACGAACACGCAGATGATATTTTAGCTGATGAATTAGTAGGTTTAGGCGAATCAATCGATTTAGACGAATGGGAATTGATAGACTCAAGAGAATCGGATAACGACGACCCGATAACTGAAACGTCATTTAAATTAGCTTATGCGCCTTCTAACTTCCCTGAAAGAGATAGTGAACAAGATACAACCTTGTTTAAAATACGTTATTCTTATGCTGGTAATCCAAACCCAGAAAGAGAGTTTTGCCGTAAAATGATGCAAGCTAATTTAATGTATCGTAAAGAGGACATTATCGCAGCAGGTAACAAATCGGTTAATAAAGGATTTGGTGCTGAGGGCGCAGACAAGTACTCAATTTGGTTGTATAAAGGTGGTGCTAGATGCCATCATTTCTGGATGCGTAATATCTACATTAAGAAAAATAACGACAAAATTACTGCTAAAAAGGCACGTGAACTACTTAACGAACTTGACCCGTCACTAAGAAAAGAGGCGAACTTTGAACAAAACGATGCTTTAGTAGCTAAAATGCCGAACGATATGCCTAATAATGGATATTTAAAACCTCAAAACTAATGGAAACGATACTATTAACCGATAATCAAATAACAGAAAGTACTCTATTGGGTGGCAATATCGACGTAGATAGATACAAATTTTGTATTATAGACGCTCAAATATCTAAATTAGAAGAAAGTTTAGGGGAAACACTATACGAAAAGATAAAAATAGACTTTGAAAATGGCGATTTAACAGGCGATTATCTTATATTACATACAAAGTATATCACGCCTTTTTTAATCCATCAAAGCGCAATGGAATACCTTAAAATCGGGGCGTACCACGTTAGTAATGGAGGGATTTATAAGCACACTCCAAACAATGGAACTGCTATTGATAAGAATGAAGTTGATTTTTTAGTCGAAAATCAAAGAGTAAAGGCTGAAATGTATATGCAAAGGATGGAAAAATGGTTATCTTTAAACAGAATACCTGAGTATTATTCTTATGTATCAGGTACGGTAGTTCCATCACGTAAACAAAGTATGGGGAGCTGGTTCTTTGAGGGCATAAATCATAGTAATAAACGAAATAAAAGCGATAATGACAACGACGAAGACTTCGGATACTAAAGAAAAACAAGAGCGTGAGGCTAAAAAAACTATTGCGAAATTAGAAATCTATTTAAAAAAGAATGGCACAGCAAATAATTAACGTAGGAGCAAGCGCAAACGACGGAACAGGCGATACTTTAAGGCTATCACAACAAAAAACAAACGATAACACAACTGAACTATACAATAGTAAGTTAGAATCCGTTGTAGCTGGCACTAATGTAACCGTAGATAATACCGACCCTTTAAACCCTATTGTAAGCGCAACGGGTGGAGGTGGTGGCACACTTCAAGAAGTTACTGATTTAGGCGCAACTACAGACAACGCTATTACGGTTCAAGGCGTAACTATTAGTGGGAATACTACTTCTTCATTAATTAATATAGGTCAAAATGCGGGTGATAGTAACTTAGGTACTAATGTGATTAATATAGGTATTACAACTGGTCTAAATAATACTGGAGATTTTGCAACCAATATAGGTACAGGTGCGGGAACTGATAATACAGGTAGTTCAGTAACCAATATAGGATATTCTTCGGGCGGTAATAATTCAGCAAACAACGTAACTAATATAGGTCAAGATTCAGGATTTAATAATACTGGTAATTCAGCTACCAATATAGGTCAAGATTCAGGATATGCAAATACATTTGATAATGTAATTAATTTAGGTCAAGGCTCTCAATCAACTGCAACTAATCAATTATCTTTAAATACAGGAATTGCAAATACGGCAATTAACTTACCTAATACTGCTACTGAATTAATATTAAGAGATAGCGCAATTGTTGAAACAATAGCTTATTTAAGTGACATTACTGCTGGCGAAACAGACCTATCGTACACCGCAAGTCCGACAAATGGAATAGTAGTAAGTTCGACGGGTACAGATGCTACTTTACCTTTAGCCGACGGAACAAATGCAGGGTTAATTTTACTTGATTCATTTGGCGATATTATTATTGATACTGATTTTATAACTGCACCTACAATCGGAACAATAACGCAACCTACATTAGTTACCCCTACTGGTAGCGTAATTTTAAATGGATTGCCTACCGCTGATTGGGTAATAACTGAAACACCTACAACGTCGGGATTAACAGGATTAACAGGTAATACTTCAACAACTACAATAACAGGATTAACAGACGATACTACCTATACATTTAAAGTAACAAGCGATGGGGAAACCTCAGTCGATAGTGCAAATGTAGTTATTGACCCACAACCAGTACCAGCAGAATACTTTGTAAGACCATTAGGTACTACTTATGGCGATAGTAGCGGAACTAGTTTTGCAAATGCTTGGACAGGTTTTAGCGGTGTAAATTGGGCGGTATTAAATACAAAAACGCTAAATGTAGTGGGTACGCATCTTGAAGAATTAAACGTACAACAAAGCGCAGTTACTATTGTAGGTAATCATGTAAGCGGTGCAGGTATCATTAACGCTCAGAGTATAAGAGTTTGTTTAAGGATTAATGGTTATAACAATATAACTGTTAACAACCTAAGTATGATTAATGGACAGACTTCTAACGCTCATAATATGCTTACTACAGGAACTATTTACAACGATTGTATATTTGATACATCAGGAAACCAAACAGTACAGCACGAGGGTAATGTAATTACCGATGTAATATCAGTTACCTATAATGGATGTACTTTTAAAAATGGTACGGATGACGGAGTTTCTTTACACGGAAATAATACAACCGTTGTATTAAATAACTGCTCAATGGAGAACAACTCACAAGGGGTTAACGCTATTAATACAGGTATTTGTACTATTAATGATTCTAATTTCTTGAACAATACAGTAGATGTACAACCTGATTCTAGTTCAGATATTACTGTTAATAGAAGTACGTTTAGAAGTCAACTTTCCGCTAATAGCTCAGTTGCTTTAAAAATTAACAACTGTACAATGTTATCAGGTGAAACAGTTATTACTTCGCTAGGTTCTATTGAAGTAAGTGATACTAAGTACTTGGGATTATCTAAGATAACTAGTAACCAAACTGATATTGCTAAAGTTAAAATTAGACGTTGTTATTTTGAAGTTAGTACAATCGCAAAAGTAACCTCAACTGGTAATGCTGTTTATGATTTGAATTACTCAATATTCAAACACATTTCAGGAACTAACGTTTATGCAATTTCTACCGTAAACGGTGGAACAGGAACATCTATCGTTAATAACTGTACATTTGTAGGCTCATCTTCAACCGGTAGAGGTATAGCTGCAGGAAGTAGAATTACAGTAAAAAATACTATTTTTCAAGGGCTTAACTTAGTTGTAAATCCAAATGGAGCATTAGCAATAGTTGTGTTTGACAAATGTTGTACTTATCTTAATACCACAATAAATGTAAATCAAAATGGAGGTACATTTACCAATACAAATAGTATAACTACTAATCCTTTAATTACCGATATTGTAAACTTAGACTTCTCTTTACAGTCGGGTAGTTCATGTTGGAATACAGGTGCTACTTTAACGGATGCGGTAGGTATATTAAGTGCAAATTGGGTTACAGGTATGCCAACTGTAACAACCAAAACGCAACCGGCAACGTGGGATATTGGAGCATACATTCACTAATATTTAATTTATAACAATGAAAAAAATACAAGCTACACACATTAAAAATAACCCACCGACCAGCGCTCAAAATATTAGCGCTGGTTATAATGTAGGTCAATGGTGGGAAGATACCGTTACAGGGTGTAAATACTACCATAAAACAGATGGAGTATGGGAGTTAGTCATCTCAGAAAATCATCCTACATTTGTAGAAGTTAATGATTTAACTGATTTGCCTACTCCTGTAAGTGGAGTGATTACTTTAGTTGCAAACTATACATATCTATTTTTAAAACATATTGATTTACTAGGCTCTCGTTTAGTATGTGGTCAAAATACTGTAATAGTAGGTTGGAGTTCAGAGAATTGCTCAATTAGTTCAACAGGTTTAAGCGGTGCTACTGCTTTAATTACTTCTACTTATTCACTACCTATTAGAAGCATCTCATTTACTCACGCTTTAGTGTTTAATTTACAAGGCGATATAACCACTACTGCTTTGGATTGGTTCGGAGTTAATCTTTTGAATTGTACAAGTGGTGGAACTATTAAAGACTATGCTAATTTTGTAATGAGTGACTGTGCTTTTTTAAATAGTGGAGGTTTTAACTTTGACGGAACGATTGGAACTATTGGATTTAGTAATTGCCTTTTTAATACTGCAACTGGAACTACTGCAATTAATATATTATCTACTTGTAATGTAAGCCGTCGATTAAGAGTTATTTACTCTTCATTCGTTATCGGTAGCGGGGAAACAGGTGTAAATTTTAGCACTTCGGCAACGGTTGGCGATGAAAAGTATATCTTAGATACGATTAACTTCTCAGGTGGTGGAACTTATACAAGTGGGGTTTTAAATACTTCAAATAAGGCTTTATTTGTGAACTGCGTAGGTATTGCGAATACTGCAACGCGTGGATTTATGTATATGATTAATAACGCAACCGATACTACTATAGGTGCAGGAAATGTTAACGTATGGGTAAAGGCTCTAGGTACTACAACAGCCGACACGGCAAACTCTAAGTTTGACCACGCTAGTAACAGACTAACGTACACAGGAGCGTTTAATACTTCTTTTTTAGTAACCGTAAATACAGCGGTTAGGTCAGGTAGTACCAATCAAAATATTAGTATTGGAGTTGCCAAGAATGGAACTATTTTGGCTAATTCAGAAATGACTATTAGAACGTCAACGGCTAATCAAGAACATCCAGGCAGTACACAATATGTAATTGATTTAGTTGCTAATGACTATTTAGAATTATTTGTAAAAAACTCGCAGTCGCCTGATGTTAGAGTTTCAGATTTAAATTTTTCAATAATTAAAATACCATCATAAAAAAGCATATCTTTGTAATTATGAAAACATTATCCTCTTTATTAATAGCCATAAGCCTTTTTTTGTTACCGATAAAAGGATTAATTTTAACAATGATACTTTTTATATCATTAGATACTTGCACCGCTTTATACGTCACAATTAAGTTAAATGGTTGGAAGTCTTTTCAAAGTACAAAGTTTTTTAATATAGTAGTAAAATCTTTTTTTTATTTAGCTTCTATTATCCTAGCTTTTAGCATAGATATTTATATATTTGAGGGTTCGATAATGGGTATAAAATTACTACTCGCAAAATCAATGACTGCCGTATGGGTATTTAATGAAATTAAAAGTTGTGATGAGAATAGTGTAAAGCTAGGTAATAAACCATTTTTTGATATTATCAAATCTTTACTTTCAAAAATGAAACAATTAAAAAAAGACTTAAACGAAATAACAAATGGATAAAATAACACTTGAAAGAATTGCATTAGCACACCCAAAGATTAGGGAGGAGTTAATGGTTTATTACAAAGAATGTAATAATAAGCTACCTAAGTACGTAAGGCTACGTTTTAGCCACGTTTATCGAAGTCCAGCAGAGCAACACGCTTTATTCTTAAAACGTCCTAAAGTAACGAATGCGGATTCGTTTCAAAGTATGCACAATTACGGCTTAGCTTTTGACATTGTATTATTATACGATAAAAATGGTGACGGTAATTTTGAAAGTGCATCTTGGATAATAGATGAACATTGGAATAAAGTAGCTGAGTATTTTAAAGGTAAAGGTTATGAGTGGGGCGGTGATTGGAAAAAATTTAAAGACGCGCCACATTTTCAGAAAACATTTGGTTTTGATTGGAAAACTTTAAAAAGTAGATTTGACAAAGGAATAATTATTACTAACAACGGGATAACATACCCAAAAATTTAAAATTATGGAAAAAGAATTGATTGAAAACTTATTAACTAACGCTGCTACAAAGTACAGCCAAAGTCCAGCAACTACCAACGCAGGTAGAATTTTAAGATTTATTGCAAAGATAGTTCCTGTTGGAGTTGTTGTGAAATTATTTGCACATAAATTAAGTAAATAGAACTTATAAGGCTTCCCGATGACCAGCGTATAAGTCTTTTTTTAAACAAAGTGCCCAACTATTCAATAGCTTTAGTGCTGCACTCTAAAAAAGTAAGCAACCGTTAATTAAGTTTAACGGTTTTTTTTATGTTAATTTTGAAAAAAAGTTTTTTTAATTCAAAAGATAGTTTTATATTTGTACCCAGATAACAATTAAAAAAGAGAGAAAATATGAAATCACTACTATTCAAATCGGCTTGGGCAATATTCAAAATGAAAAACGTATCTTTTTCAGAAGCCTTAAAACTAGCTTGGAAACATTTAAAATCAGGTTTAAAAGCTAATATTGTAAAATTCAATACATTAGTAAAATCTAAAGGTTTAGGTTATGAAACAGTATTTTATAATAAATTAATGATTACGGATATTGAAACACAAAGCAGCATTTACGATAACGAAGTAGCCTACAAATCAATGCACAAAACTAAATACTTTTAATATGTGTATATTCCCTAAAAAATGGCAAGGAAGATTGATACCAACTCACAATATTCCTAAGTACTACATAAAAAACGGAGAAATTCACGAAACAAAAACTAATATGAAAACAGAAACTAAAAAAATTGAGAACCTTTCAGAAGCATTAGCAACTGAAAATTTGCATGAAATTAATAAAATTAGAAACGAAATTATAGACGAACTATGGAAAGTTCACGAAGTACTGAAAGTTACAGGTCACGGAATGAAAGGCAGAATAGAAGCTATAATTGAGAAAATGATGTAATATTTACAACTTAAATGTCCCCGACATTGATGTCGGGGACAAAATAAAACAACAAAGTCAACAAATACAAAGGAAGTTTAGATATTTCCGAATTAAAATTAAATAAAACCCAAGCCTGCCACTGATGGCAAACACTTGTTATATGATGGCTTTAAATTAGAATTATTATGAGAAAATCAATTATGTATGGAATATCAACAAAAGAATTAGATAAAAATGGAATTGAAATATTTTTTGAAACAACAAAGTTAAAAATGCCTGATGGGAAAATAGGTTTTTTATCTTTTGACGATGGTCAGTTGTCTGCTTATTTTTCAGACGAAAAAGGGTATTGTATTTCAGAATTAGAAGGTGTAAATAATTGCAATTCTCATTATCTACGTGATTGTGTGGCTATCGTATAACGTTTACAGCTATACGTCAGGTTTTGTTTTTCACAAAACTTGCGTATGGGTGGTGTTATACGTTCGGTTTGCGTGGGTAGATTAACGAGTTAAAATTAAATATATGATACAAACATTTACAGTTTCAGGAAAGCGATTTCATTGTAAACACAAAACAGGGTGGTTTAAGACCGTAAGAATTAAAAAATGGTGGTTTGAAGTTTCGGCTAAGTATTTTTTATGTTTAGAATGTGAGGACTTAGTACCAATAGATGAGTATGAAAACGTACAGCGTGCGGAGGCAAAGCAAACTGACGTATAACGTATCGGTGCTTGTAGATGCCAGCCTACAAGCATAGTATATTCGGCTGGTAGATACAAACACCTGTTATAAGAAGTAGTGGGTATTAAAACTAAATATTATGGAATTAAAAGACAAGTTTGAAAAAGTATTAAAAAATTCTAAACCTCATTTTTTAAA